CTTGTGTGAGGTTTTTATCTTTTCACACATCTTTTTCGTTTTTTTTAACTTTTACTAGAAAAACATAAGGGTACCCCCCTTAGGCTTCTCTCATTCTAAACTTTTTCTGGGAAAGTCTCTGTATATCTCAAAATGGACAATTATTTTTGTCCAAAATGAAAAGTAGGGAGGGTTTCCAAAATTTATTTTTGAGAGAAGTTCAGAAAAAGATATTTAGATACCATAAAAAATCAATTATATACGATTTATCCCGTAGGGATATTTCAGTCGCAAAGCGACAATTATACTTCATTATTTTGTTATCTCCTAACCCAAACCTTTTCAAGTCTTTTGATATCAGAAACAAGTAGAAAAATTCTGCGAAAGACGTTCTTGAAGAACCTTTTTAAGGTGATAAACAATAAAATATTTTTTTTCTGATTTAGGGTAATCATGCGAAAAAATGTAAATACATTGTATAGTTTTATGACAATAAATTTTTATATTCCAGATCAAATTGGAGTAAAAGTCGAAAATGATGACACCATTTGGTTAAAATTTTCTCATAAAGCAACCTTATCAAATCCACTATCTACTTATTCCGTTGGAAATATAACAACAACTGTCAATAGTAAATTATGTATGAAAACATCGTCTTATTATATTTTGGACAAAACTGGTCCAATTACATATGAAAATAAAAATTATGATTCTTTGCCTATTTCAGAAGTTAAACTCAATGGACAACAAGTAAATTACGATAAATATCTCTGTTCAATACCATCAGATATTGCTCAACGAAAAAATAAATATATTACAACTGATGGAAATCATGAAACAACTGATGGAAATCATGAAACAACTGATGGAAATCATGAAACAACTGATGAAAATCATGAAGCATCTGATGAAAATCATGAAGCATCTGATGAAATTAATGGTACAACACATAATAATAAAAGAACTGATGATAATAATGATATAACTGAAAATAATCAAAACCATAAAAAAAAACAAGCAGAACTTAAAAAACAAGCAGAACTTAAAAAACAAGCAGAACTTAAAAAACAAGCAGAACTAAAAAAAGCAGAAGTAACAAAGATAAAGGAAAAAGAAGCAGAGAAAAACATTAAAATCGCCAAGCGAAATATAGAGAATGCAATTAATTTTTTAAAGAAAATAGAAAAAGATAAAATAATAAATGAAACAAATACAAATTCTATAGCAATCCAAACTGCAACGCCAATTTATGATTCAGACAATATTACATTTTGTGGTACCGGACAACTTATTTTTAAATCAAACTTTGTGTTTGATAAAGATTCGTTAATTTGCTTTATTACTGAATTAGCTAAGGTAGAATACATGGTTAATTTAAAAACTGACATTCAACCTTTAATAAGAGAAATAAATGGTCTTAAAGTAAATAAATATTTACAAACACTATTGCGCACTCCATTAGAAACTTTGAAAACAACATATGAATTTATTGGAGGAAAACGTAAAACGAAAAAGAAGCGTAAAAACAAAAAAATAAAAAAAACACGAAAAACAAATAAATAATCTACAAAATTTCTTCCGCCTCCATCATTTTCGCTTTTTTACGTTTTGAAAAACTTTCTTTAAACCACTCATTTAAAGTTTCTAAATCTATCATCCAATACACATGGTTTTTTACGACTTCTGGTTCTTCCCAATATTTAGGAATATCTTTTCCAGCTATTCTGACACCAATATTTTTGTCTTCTCTCACAAAATAAAATGGAATTGTTTTTATCGCTAACTGATAATAACAATCAATATTTCTTTTTACTACATAATAATCTTTTGCTGCATGTGAATATTCTACTTCATTACTTAACCAATCTTCTTCTTTTTCTATTATCTGATACCATTTCCATAATTCTTTCCATAATATTGGCTTGTCTTGCCAAACTTCTTTAGGAATTTTTTGGACATCTACTGGTATGAAACGTTTTGTTGAAGGAAGCGTTTCACCTAAGTTTGATTTCATTTTCTGTGGTTGGTTGATATGGTAGGAAAAATCTAAGATTTTGTTTTAAATATATCATTATAAAACAATATAATTAAATATAGAAACCTTTTATTAAATGGTAACTAAAAATGATGAAGTTTTAAATATTTTCCAAGTTTTTAAAACAATCACATCTGATGAATTAGGAAAAATACCTATGAATGTTCCAGATGATATGGTTAACGAAGTAAAATATGGATTTCAAAAAGATAAAGAAAACAACCTTGCCATTGGAATAAAAAACGAGGAGATAGTTTATATTTCACTAGATACTATAACAGTTCCTCTTAATATTGAAACTTTTGTAATTCTAACAGTTACAAAAGACGGTAACACAACTCTAAAACATAAGATTGAAATCAAAGATAATCGGGTTAAATTAATACAAGACCTTGTATATAATTATACCAGTCAACAAGACGTCATTCAAAACACAGTTATATATGACGATCTATGGTTTAAACAAGTATATGAGAATTTTAATGATGTTCTAGTCTCAACAGATATCAATAATAAATCCGTTGAATCAGTTACCGCTTCTGTTATGTTGATTACACTAAATTTTAAAACTGAAAGATATAATGAATCTAATATTTATTTACTAACCCGTTTAAAAGATAAGATAGAACTAGTTGGAAAAAAACTATTGCAATTGCTTTTTTCGTATCTTAAGAATGATGATCAGTTTAAAAATTTAAATATTAAATATATCTTTGATTTTCTAAATGCCATTATTTTTTATGATATTTTACGTACTTTTATCTTTTTTTTAGAAAAGGAAAATGAACTCTATAATTTAAAAATTCTACAGTATCGTGAGGCATTGGGCACTTCTATTTTGAAAGATAATACTGAAACAGCCACTATATTAAAAATAACTTTGAAAGATTTATGTGCACAATTATCAGAAGTTTTTTATTTTACTATAGATAATTATTTGGGGATTTTACCTTCTTTCACAGGAAAAACGAAAATATCAGAAATTTTATCGGTTTTGAGAACTTATTTAAAATCATTTAAAGCGAACATTCATGATTCTTTTCTACAAACCAAATTTTCACAATATATTTTAAAACTTTCGTCGACAGAGGGATTTCCGTTGTATTCATTTGTTAAAGAACAAAACCAGAAAAAAATAGAATCATTGACAATAAACGATATTTCATTAAACACAATTAATGATAATGTAGAAAAAATTTTCCAACCGGTAATAAAACAAATTGAAGAAAAAACAAAAAGTATTATGTTAACTTACGTTAAAATGAACGACATAAACTACGGTGTTCCAGTAGAGTTTTATAGAGATGAAAATGAGTTCAAAGAATCTACAACTTCAAAAAGTTACAATGATTATATTACATATATGAAATCTAACACAAGTAAAAGCGACACTTTCTTTACCGGAACACAACGTTATAAAATTACTACGTTTAATGAAAATACAAGTGTTAAATTTGAATATTTAAATGACTATCAACCGTTGTATACGAAGAAAGGCTCAAAATATGATATGGAAGAAAAAAAAAATGGACAAAAAAAACAAAGTTTTCCTTCTAATTTTCCTTATTATCCAAGTTTGGATGGTTACGATAAAACATTATACTTGGGAAAGTTTACAAATGTTTTTACAGTGGATGATACTAATTACACAATGTATTTAAAGTTAAAAGAAGACTTGAAAGCTTCTCTTGTAGGAAACAAACCAATTTTTATATTAGGTTATGGGTCTAGTGGTTCAGGTAAAACATCTACATTGATTAATTTAAAACCGAAAGTTTTTGACAATAGCGGAAACGAAGATACGACAAAAAAAGGAATTCCTGGTGTAGTTATTCAATTAATCTTAGATATCATTGAAATGAACAAAGCAGAAAAGGTTACCCTGCAAGTAAAGCAATTTGATTATACAAATAAAAATAACGTTCAAACATTTCAATTCAATAAAAATGTCGATGGACAAATAATTAATGATGTATCATACAACACTTTTCCAACCAATTCAACATTACAATATATTATTAAAGAATTCATCGAAAATCCAAAATTAAGAAAAATAGAATGGACTTCAAATAATCCACAAAGTTCTCGTAGTCATGTGTTATTTCATATACAAATAAACCAACAAAGTATTTTTGTTGGAGATTTTGCTGGAGTTGAAAATGAATTTGACTCTGAAAATATGGAAACTGTATTGCAGTTTTGTGAAAATAAAGGTTTCGAAGAAGATAAACACGACTATCGTGAACTTCTATCTAGAATTGGTGATCAATTTACAACAATCAAAGACAAATCAGCAAAGGATACTTTAAAGTTCTTAAAACATCTTCACGTTGAAGAAATTTACAGTAAAGAAAAAAATGAAAAAAAGATAAAGGAAAACGAAACCCAAATGGATAAAGATTATAACGAAAAATACAAATTATATTTACAATTCAAGCCATTTATTGAGGAAGTTAAAAAATTAGAAATAACTAATTTGGATGAAATATTAAATCAAAAACCGATTTATAAATATATAATTTACAATAGACATTATCAATCATTATCCCAAGGTGTCAAGAACAAATATAAACAAACTGTTGGTTCATTAAACGAAAATGAAACAATACAATTAGAGAGATTAGGAGGATATGTATTTCAAATTCAAAAACCAAGCTGTATTCTAGATAGAACTAAGCTGTTGCTAAATAAAGGTACACCTATTGTAGTTATACTTTATAATAAAAACAATGCGATGACCACAACAGATGACTTATTAACTTACAAAATAGAAACTAATAATCCAAATGATAGAACTGACACAACAATAGCGGGGTCATTTACATATGATTATCTTGAAAATCCATTATACAATCAAAACTTAATTCAAGCCGATAGTTTAAATACAGCTTTTACCGAATTAAAAAAATTCGAATCACCGAAAAATAGTAAAGACAAAATATTTAATCCTTTTGAAAATAAACACACAATGTATTCTTCGTATTTAGAAGCTTTATTAAAAATGAAATACAATGTTAACCAAACAGAACTACCAAATTTAATCAAAACTTTAGAAAAAAAACAAGAAGAAATCGTAGAAAGAAGACAAGAAGGATTATACATAAATGAATCTGTAAAGATGCTTCGTGGTCAACTTCTACATTTAATGAACATTAAAAATGACGAATCTACTTTTCTTATGCCAAACAGTATTGAGAATTGTCAGTATTGCTCTAATGCTGCAAACACATGTTTACTAAAACAAAAATCAAAAAAACTAGATGCTTCTCTAGTTTTAAAAGAATACGAAGAAATAAATCCAAACAAAAACAACGACGAGGCTGAAAACATAAGATTGGATCGTTACAAAAATTCGTCACTTTTTTTTATTTATAATTGCCTTTATCCTAATGATAACTTTCTTCTAAATAGTGACAAATTTGCAAAAGAGTTAGCGGTTTGTATTTTTTGTACTTTTAATGTTTCTATAAACGCAGACCCACCAAAACTACCATACATAAATATAAATGGTTTGAAAAAAATATATTATAATACCATTAGTGAACAGTTGCCTTTTTTAGATTACGATGAAGACACATTAAAATTATTAAAAAATTATGATGATTTTATAAAGCCAATCCAAGAAATAAGTAAAGCATACCTTACTGTAATTACTAACTTAAACACGTTTTTGGATTCTATTTTGAAAATTGATCAATTACAAAGTAATTTAATTTTAATAAATTTTAAAAATAATATTTTACCAATTGGTACGGATTATAACTCATTACTTGAACCAAAAAATATTCAAGTATGGTTACACAATTTAAAAAAACTAATAGATGAAATAGACAAATGGAATGAATGTACAAATATTGGCACTTTAGAATTCATGGATTTATTTTGTAAATTTAATCGCAATGAATATTTATGTGAATCTTTAAGTGATGAGAGGAGTAAAAGTTTTAAATCTATTTATCCATCATGGGTAGATTTACAAACTCGTATAGAAGATTTAAAAAAAGCCCAACCAAAAGATACGACAGATAAAGTGAACAAATCATCAAAAAAAAGTCCCAATTTGAAATCAGCTATAGCAATCACCAACGCAATAGCAGAGTCAAAAAATTAGTAACTAACACTTTTATAATGCCAATATTATAAAAGTTTTAGGTCATCCACAAAAAAAACTCAATTCAAATCGTTTGTAGTTTGAAAAAAATAAAATATTTTTGGTTTGGGTATTTTTTGACCGAAAGAGTATTTTTTGAAATTAAAAAGTAAAAGCAAATGTGTGCTTATAAAATAATAGAGAAACATATAAAAGGATGGGAACTTTAAAAGATTTTATAAATGGTCTATTAACAAAAGATAATCTATCATTATCTGTTTCTGAATATTCACGAAAAAAATTTACAAATATTTATGATTTTTTACTTCACATCGACCCTTTTTTAGGTGATATTGAAGATTCGCTGAAAATAACGGATGCTTTAATTCAAGATTATTCTAACAGTTTGGAAAACAGTACGCAATTACAAATAAATAACAAAACCTTGATTGAAGAAACACTTTCTATTACTGATCAAATTATCACAGATAAGATAATAATTAGTTCTATTCAAAAACAAAATGATTTATTGACAGAAACCATTTCTATAGCAGTGCAGATTCAAGAAAACGAAAAATTAAATACTGAAAAAAAAGAAATAGAAAAGAACTTGCTTGGACAAATTATTTCTCTATCAGAGGAAATATCTTATGACCAACGATATTCGGACAAATTTGAAGAATTTGAAGAGTTGGAAGACAATGAAAAAAACAATTTACTTGTACAAACTATTTCTATAGTAGACGCCGTAAAAGAAGATGGAAAATATGATGGGGAAGAATTTGAAGAAGTTGCGGACGATAAAAGTGTAGATAGCGAGGAAATTCCAGAAGAACTTGAACATCCTGAAGAGCCAAATTTATTAGAAGATATTCTTAAAATGACAAATGATATTTTATTAAGAAAAGAAGAATTGAATAAAATTACCAAATCAACGGTTAACGATGTTCTAAATCATGGTTTAAATCGTGGTTTAAATAAACTGAATGCAAAAGAGTTGGTATCCAAGGCCGTGACCACTGGTATCGCACAAACTATTAAGAAACAAAATGAATATAATACTTTAAACAATTCGGTTAAAATTACTGATGCTGTAATTCAAGACGACGATATAAATGAAACCGAAAGAAATAGAAAAATACAAAACGAATTAAATATTTTAAAAAAATCTATACAACTTTCTGAAGCCATTTCTACAAAAAATATAAAAAAGGAAACTGAAGATTTTTTAAAAACACAGCTAGAAAATTCCCTTAATATTACGGACACTATTCTTGATCAATCAAAATTAGAATATCCTTCTATTGTTTCACAAACGTTAACCATATCAAAAGAATTATTAAACAATCTGTTCAATGAATCTTTAACCGATTCGTTACAAATTACTGAGAAGTTGACAGAAATCGTTGAAGAAACTACTCCGATACATGATATTCTTCCGTCTTCTTTACAAATAACCGACCAACTTGTACCAATGAAAGAAGATAATACCGTAGCTGAGTCATTGGCGATTTCTGAAAAAACACTGGTTCGTATACCTAATATTCTCTCCCAATCCTTAGAAATTACAGACCAACTTTCAGACCAAATCACAGATGATTCAGAAGTACTCGCAAACTCTTTGGCCATTTCCGAACAATTACTTGTTCCTCCATCATCAAATTTTCTCTCACAATCCTTAGAAATTATCAATAAAATTTTAAATCCTGGTGATGATATTTTGGATGCTGTTGTTAACGTTATGAAAGATGCTAAACCTTTTTACGTTGTTACTGATTCCTTAATCATCTCGGATGAATTGCTTACCCCATCATCAGACCCATTGGTTCAGATGTTAGAATTGACTGATGATCTTTTGGATAAAGGCGATGGTATTCTAAATGCTGTGGCTGAAGTTATGAAAAGTGCTGATCCTACTGGTACAATAATTCCTTCTGACTTTGTTACTGATTCATTGAGTATTACGAATGAATTGCTAATCCCACCACCAGATCCATTGGTTCAGGTTTTAGAATTAAACGATGAAATTTTAGATAAAGGCGATGGTATTCTAAATGCTGTGACTAAGGTTATCCAAAATGCTGAAACTGATTCTTTATTGATGAAATCTTTGTCCATCTCTAGTCAGCTTCTTCCTTCAAGAGAAATTATAGATCCATTGGTTGAATCACTCACGATTTCTACCCCAACAACAGACTCATTGATTGAATCACTCAAGATTTCTAACCAATTGCTTGCCCCTTCTAACGATATTCTTTTGTCACAATTTCTAGCAATTATAGAAAACCTATTGATTTCTAAAAAGGCCGCTTCTGATACTGCTTCTAGTACTGTTCCTGTTCCTGTTCCTGTTCCTGTTCCTGTTCCTGTTCCTGATACTGTACCTGTTCCTGTTCCTGTTCCTGTTACTGTACCTGTTACTGGTACTGGTGTTGGTACTGTACCTGTTCCTGTTACTGTTCCTGTTACTGCTCCTGTTCCTGTTACTGCTCCTGTTCCTGTTACTGCTCCTGTTACTGTTCTTAATACTGGTGTCGGTACTGCTTCTGGTGTTCCTGTTGGTTCTGTGAAAACTGTAAATTTTTCATTCGGTGAATTAGACGGCAAACAAACTGGAGCCAACATTTTATTAGAAAATGTGGATGGACCGAATATGTTAATAGATAATCCAGTGATTCTGAAATCAGAATCCTTCATAGATTCGCCACATATTACGAATAGTCCTGTTGAACCAAAATCAGATTCCTTAATGGAATCGCTACATATTACGAATAGTCTTGTAAATCCGAAATCAGATTTACTCCAAAATATTTTAGCTGTTATTCAAAAACTAGTTGTATCCAATTCTACTATTGTAAACGATTCGTTACATATTGCACAAAACTTATTGACTTAATAATGATTTTTTTCAAAAAATAAAATCATGATTTTCTACCTTTTTCGGGAATATTTATGTTGGGTTCTTTTTTTACCTCCTATTATTGGGTTTGGTTCATTTTCACTTACAATTATTTTATTGCCATCATCCTTTTCGGCGTATTTAATTTTAAATTGATTAAATGTAAAAATGTTTGTTAGCATATTGCTAGTTGTGTTACCAGTTATTAAATCTGTTTGTATTTCTTTTTGTAATGTAGGTAGATCGACGACTTCTGTTCCATCAATATTAATCTTTGATTTTTGATCAATTGTTAAATAATAAATTTTTGAACCTGCTGTTGTTGTATTTCCAAACGCTATCATGTTATCTTGTAATCCAACTATAGTAACTATATATCCAGTAAATGCCATTCTCTTATACAATAAACGTTTATTTTATTTTTACTAAACTCTCTTCTTTTTTCGTGTTTTTTTATCTTTCTTACCTCCTTCTTGAACGGAAGGGGTTAAAAATGTAGTAATACTTAACACTTGTTCTAAAAGGGAGGGGTCCATTATACAATGAGAAGATAAGAAAAATGCCTAAATATTATCGCTTTCGGCGCGAATATGCCTTTTTTGGATGTTTTCTTTTCTTTGTGCCACCTGCACTTGATTTTTTTGAAAAAAATGGTATTATTGAACCTACTGCTGAAGCTACTGTTTTAGCTGTATTGACCCCTAAATTTTTAACTGCTTTAA